GAGAAACCCCTCGAACTGTTCCTGGCTCTCTAAAGAGAGCATTATACGCTTATCTAACAATTGTTACCCGTCAATTTTACTTGCCCCTTTAGCTTTAGACTCATGTCTTATAGGAGGTTCATCTGATTTTTCAGGGGCCTTGTAAGTATTTCTAATACTGTAAAATGCATATCCACTGAAGGCAACAATGGCAAAGGTAAACAGTAAAATGGAACTAGAAAATGAAGGATTATCTGATGAAACCAGAAGCGCACCACCTTTCATTGTAGACTGCTTTGCGGCTTCCATTAACTTGGCCGGATCTCCCATCTGAGATGCAACCTGTTCACCAATCTGAGGAAGTTTCTGAAGGAGTGTAGCAGTGCCTTCAGCAGCCTTGGCCCCTTCCGCAACAGTTCCTGAGACTGCATTTGAAGCAACTTTCGCCGTCTGAAGTACTCCAGATGCCACGTCACCAGCTTCCTTGGCAATATCCTTGACTTCGCCAACTACCACATTCGCAACCCCACTCGTTAGTGCCTTGCTTGCCTCACCAGCTCCTTCTACCGCTGAGCCCACACCCTTTATAACAGATTGAGAAGCAGTAATTCCAGTGTCTATAGCACCTACTGTGGCATCACGTCCAACGTCAATCGTCTTAGAAACAGCTTTACCTGCAGAAATAGGAACTTCTAACCAGGCATTAAAGAAACGCTGGAACCATGTTGGAGGCTCTGGAGGTAATGGCGGATGAGGACCAATAGCATCACGTCTGAAACGTGAACCTAATAATGTAGACGCCGGGGTCATGTGAGGGACACCATTTTCAAATATATCTTTTGTCTTGAATAAGACATTATAAATATCATAGAATGACCATGCTATGGCTATGAAGGTAAGAGGAAAGAGAATATACATAAAAATATGGAGAATTCCACCCAAGTAATCTCCTAAGACAAACTTGCTTATAGGGAAAACAACAAAAATACACGTTGTGATAAGATATGCCATATAACGCCAAGGCCCTGGTATTTCCTTCGGGGCATTTGGTATTTCGCTATTTCCACTAAATATACCTGCACCAATACCCGTTGGGCCGTAGAATGGAACTGCTATTCCATATTTTTCCACATATTCGCGTTCTCCTATAGCCTGAGCAATATCATAAAAATACCAAAATCCCAATAATGGTATTATGGACAGAACTTTCAGAATAGCAGTCAAAGGACTTCTTAGAGCCAAATGATCTAAGCCAAACAGACCACCAAAGATAGTAAGTATAATAAATATATAATATGGAATTTGTGCGCCCTTCCAGTAAGAGCCTTGTGTAACTTGTATGTCTAGCATAACGCTTCTAATCATTAGATTGTAAATAGAACTCCTCCAAATCCGTCTGCAATTCTTAGAACATTGTGGTTAATTCCATATACTCTTGCGTGTAAAGAACCGGGCCTTGGAGATACAGGAACAGCTCCAGCAGGTACCTGAGGAGGATTTACAACAGCAGGGACTAAATTTACTTGAAGAATAACCGAGTCTATTCTACTCGCATTGAAAGAACCCGTTGGTTGAACATCTTCTGGATTTAGGCAAAAACTGTAGGAATACACAAAGAAGTCCTCAGGTACTACCGTATGATACTGCCATGGTTGGACTAGTCTGAAATATCCTGCATCTCTTGGCTGAAAGCGGTCAAATCCATCCAACTGTAAAACACCATTTAGTAAAATATCTTGTCTTATTCCTGCCTCATAGATACCCAAGGAACTATAGTTAAAATATTCGTGATATCTTGCCATATCATCCCTTTGAATAAACCAGAAAAGTTCTTTTATAGGATGATTGAATTCAAGTCTCAGAGAGGCAGATGTAGCACCGGGAGGAACAGCAATTGGTGCTGTATATTGAACTTGTTCAATCAAGTATTCATGGGCATTACTAACAAAACGCCTACGTTCATCTACATCTAGATATATGTAATCACCCCATAACATAAGTTCTGAGATAGAGGCTGGGGCGACTTCAAGCGTAGAACATTCAGGCGTTGTAAGACCCTGGGAATACCAGAGCTGTGATAAAGGTCTTAGAGTAAGATTGATACGAACCGGGTGGTATTGTAATGCTATAAGAGGCAGAGCAAGTCCAGGATTATTACAGAACCAGAATTTCAATGGGATATATAACTTCTGAGGGCCTATGAAATTAGGTGGTGTAAATCCGTCAACCTTACCAATCATGTTATAGAACCCAGACTGCTTGTCACCAGGAGTTGTATAGGATGACCAGAGTTCCATCCATTCCCCATTTTGTCTGTCGACTTCTTGTTCTCCGATTTCAAGAGAAATCTCTTGAATTAAATTGTGACCTATGGAATTTACATAAGAGACAGGGTCTCCCGTAGTCAATTTAAGAGCCGGTAAACTAACTTCCAGAATAATCTGACTTAATAAATCTCCCCGACGGGGCACTAGACATGTAATACGTTTACCGAAATCTGGAGTTCCATCGAAATACATAGGCTGACTTTCAATCGCAAAATTGGTGTAACGTCTGTAGACCATTTTAAACCAGGTCATCTGAGGATTTCCCGTTAAAAATACATCTTGTTTTCCATGTGCGACTAATTGCAATAATCCTCCTTGACCAGGCATCTACAATTGGAAAAGGAATTGTGAGATGGAATGTGCGCATTAAAAATAATTTCATTAGTAGTATGGCGGGAAATCAGAAGTCTCAAGATATTGATACATTAAGTGTAAGAAGAATATTCGCAAAGGGAGATAATAATAGTATATTGGCTGCGAATTCTGCCCTATTGACAGACGGTAAAGGAGGTACGCAATGGGTTGATATTGCTGCGATTTCAACTGGTCTTACATTCAGAACATTTACTACAACGGTATCTACATTTACCTCTGGCCCTGGCAATACACAATTTTCCATACTTGATAGCTCAAATGCTGGTCTAAAACCGTCTGGATCTGGAAATTCCGTGTCAGTATACGCAAAGGCATTTGGTCAAATAGATATTTCAGGACAAAATTCCATTTATTCCTTTGATACAGTTACTGGAACAATTAATAGCAATGTTGAAATTGTCGGATCTGGTACTATAGATATTACAACAGATACTAGTGTAAATAAAATAAAATTCTATTCACCTGATACTGGCATGTCAAGTATCTCAACAATGGTTTCTAACTTTGTTCATCTTAATGGATCCTTGTCTAATACAATTTCATCGTTCAATTCTCCATTTTCTACATTTATATATAATGCTATTTCTTCATTCTCTACATCCCTTGGGCAAGTAGTTCGTTTCAATGAAATGCAGTCAAGTATTTCTTCTTTCTCTACATCCCTTGGGCAAGCAATTCGTTTTAATGAAATGCAATCAAGTATTTCTTCGTTTTCTACATCCCTAGGGCAAGCAGTTCGTTTCAATGAAATGCAGTCAAGTATTTCTTCTTTCTCCACTTCTCTTGGGCAAGCAGTTCGTTTCAATGAAATGCAGTCAAGTATTTCTTCTTTCTCCACTTCTCTTGGACCGGTTGTTAATTTATCACAAGTATTATCTACCATGTCTAGCATCTCTAGCGCAAGAATTGTAGATATAAATAATGCGATTTCAACTTATTCCACTCTTCAAGGGCCTCTTGTAACCACACTTAACTTTTCAAGTGTTTTATCTACACAGAACTATGTTGTGCAATTAAAAACAGGAACATTAAATACTTCCACAATTCAACAACAAGGTCTTGTACAACCTGCTATTCAATATGGATTTAGCACTCTGGATTCTTCTGGAACTAATCTAATGACACTGACAACGAATTATATAAATGGAAACTACGCAGTTCAATTATCATATACTGATACTTCCTCTGGAATAAAACCACTTTCTTCATCCAATATAACATCGAGTAATTTCACCGTTTACGGAGATAACAACGCAAAAATTCACTGGACAACATTCGGAAATCTATTCTAGAAACCACGGTTTCTCTCTCTTTGTGTAATTTGTCAGATTGCGATCTTTCTTAGAACCCTTATAGAAATTGATGTAGGACTGAACGGGATCCTCCACTTTATACTTAAGATCCATGGCGATCGCAAAAGTCTTGCGATGACCATGCTCAATATTAGGAGGTAAATGATTTTTCAACCAAATCGCATGAGCCTTACAAGAATGCTGCCTTCCTGGCCATCTGAACTCGTATTC